AATCAAGTGCATGTTATAGCTAGTTTTATGGAGATCACAAAAGGACAACTCTGATCAGTCTTCATTCTTTATTTATTACGCCTGTCTTTTCATTAGAATTAAAAGATCATGAGCATTTAGTCGACAGCATCTATCAAATAAGAGAAAACGACAAAAAAGGTATGCCACGGTCTAACATTGGTGGTTGGCACAGCGATGATGAAATACATAATATAAAAAAATTTAAACCTTTAGTCGGTGATATTCTTAAATATGCAAAAGATTGTTTTAATCACATGGATGTTCAAGATAATTACAACCCTGAAATAACAGGAATGTGGGGTATAATAAACCCGCCAGGTTCACGAAACAATGTACATACACACCCATATAACTACTTATCAGGGGTATTTTATTTAAAAGCTCCTAAAAAGTGTGGAAATATCGTGTTTCTAGAGCCTAAACCACAGTCAGAGGTGCTATCACCCCCAAAAACAGAAAAAGCCTCTATACACCTTGCTCATAGCGTACAATGGGAGCCTGTTGAAAATTCCTTGATTTTTTTCCCATCATGGTTACAACATGAAGTACAAACAAATAATTCTGATAAAGACAGAGTTATTATTAGTTTTAATATAAATTGGAGAAAAGACGATGCCAATAGTTGAACCTGCTGAATTATTAGGTCATATTACGACTGAAGATGGAAGAAGAATTCCACACTATAAAGTAAAAACTGAAACCACGATTACAAATATTGATACAGGTGCAGAGTATGAGTCGGAAGCTGCGGCTCAAGCTGATGTTGATAATCCAGGGACATCTACAACAGCCGAGAAAATAAGAAGAGATGTAAAAGTATTTGCCCCTTCTTTAGCAGATATGTTAGGTGAAACGCCTGAATAATTAGGCGCTACAAGCTTCACATTCCATTTCAGAATCTAACCCAGTTACCATTATTTGTGCATTGGAGTTATTTGGTTTTCCCTCAATAGTATGAATGTGTGGTATATTTTTATGTTCTAATAATTCTTTCTGTAATCTTTCGTTGTCTCTTTCCACTGCTAATAAACGTTCGTGGTATCTGCTCACCTTATCAGCAAGGGTAGCTATAGCCTTCAATACTTCTTGATTTTCCATAATATCTCCTTGATTTATAATTTTTGGGTGAGATCTAATTTAAACATATGTACAAGATAATTCAAGAAATCTTTTTATAATTGTTTTCTTGACAGATAATTTATGTTATGAAAGGAGCAGAAAAAAGAATGAAAGCACAAACGACATTATTTGGAAAAATAGTAAAACGTTATGACATTCCTTTGGATCAAATTAACGATTTTAATGATACATACGAAATTAATAAAAAAAATCTTAATTCTTTTGGACCGAGATTAGCAGGAAGATTAGATTCTGAATTAGAGTTTACTCATTTATTGGGTGAAACAAAAATGGCAAAAACTATTGGTGAGTGTATTAATGATTACGTTGACACTTTAGAAAAACTTGGAATTTTTAAAGAAGAAAAAAAACTACATATTATAAGTTGTTGGATTAATGATATGGAAGAAAATGAATACAATCCACCCCACACACATCATGATTCAACAGGATTCTCAACTGTGTTATTTTTAAAAGTTCCAGAATTTATTAATGATGCAAAAGATCCACATAAATTTAGAGATGGTCAACTTGGTTTTATTGGAGATAATGCTACTTGCACTTGGATGGAACCAAAAGTGGGTCATTTTTATGTTTTTGAAGCTGGGCATCAACATTGTGTAATGCCTTTTAAAACAAAAATAAAAGGAGAAATTAGAAGGTCAATGTCTTTTAATTTTATAAATAATGTTTAGTAAAAAAATTACTTTTTGTGCTATTAATAAAGATTTTATTGATATTTGGCCTCATCCGCAACCTGCCTCTAAGTTTATACCTGAAGAGTATAAAAAATTAAAAAGACACACTGATGATGATTTGCATCAACCTACAGTTAAAATCTGCATTCCTTTTTTAGATTCTTTAACAGCGGGATATATAATTCCATTTGATCAAGATTATTTAGTTAATCCAGTAGAATCTGACTTTACTGTAACACCAGCTAACAGGGAAGATGACGATATTGGTTATCACAATAGAGCACAATTACCAAAAGAATGGAGAGAAACGGCTGGAGAAAATGCAGGTAAATTTCATAATAAATGGCTAATAAAAACACCTCCTGGGTACAGTTGTTTATTTATCCAACCCATGAATAGATTGGAACCTAGATTTCATATAATATCAGGAATAGTAGACACCGATACCTATATTAATACGGTAAATTTTCCTTTTATTTTACATAAAAGAGATAAACAGTTTTTAATTAAAAAAGGTGAGCCTATGGTTCAAGTATTGCCTTTTAAAAGAGAATCTTGGAAAAAATGGAGTGGTTTTTACAAAGAAAAATTACACAGTCTAACTTTAAATTTACTTCAAAGTACATTTGTAGACAGTTATAAAAAATCTTTTTGGAAGAAAAAATCTTTTAAATGAAAAATTTAAAAGATTTTATAAAAATATATAATAATGTTTTAGATCACAACATTTGTAAACAAATAGTGGAAAACGCGGATGAATCAACTTTTACAAAAGCAACAATAACGACTTCCTCACAGGAAAACAAAGATAGCACAGAGGGAGTTGTAAAAGAAGAATTTAGAAATTGTTATAACAAATGGCTAGATAAACAATTTGAAAAAGTTGTTTTTAATTCCATTGGTAAAATTTTAACTCTGTATCAAAATGATATTGGAACATTTGCAGAAGGAGCAGATGGTGTGGACACAGGATATAATCATTTAATTTATAAAGGTAATGAGGGTGGAAAGTATAACACTCACACTGATCATTTTTCAGCAGAACCAAGATTGCTTAGTGTATCTATATTATTAAATGATAATTTTGATGGGGGTAATTTTTGTTTTTTTGATGAATATGTCATCGAAAAAAAAGTAGGTAGCGCAATTGTATTTCCAAGTAATTTCATGTTTCCTCATGCCGTGTTGCCCGTATCAAAAGGAAATAGACACGCAATAATAACATGGATTCGTTAAAACAAAAAAAATATAAATATGTTAAAAATATGCTTTCACCTGATATGGTTGAATTTTTAACGTCTTATAGTTTAAAAAACTTTACTAAAGGTGATGACCAAGCTCCTCTTTCTTCTGCTGTTCATTCAAGCGATTCTGAAGTTTATAGTCATCTTATACATTATCTACTTCCCGTTATGGAAAAAGAAACTAATTTAAAATTAAAACCAATATACTCCTATAATAGAATTTATCTTGGTGGTTCTGAACTCACAAAACACACAGATAGACCTGCCTGTGAAATAAGTGCATCTATAACTTTAAAGTATTTTTATAAAGACAAAAATTATAAATGGCCTTTATGCATGGGAGATACTCCGATAGTCATTAAAACAGGTGATGGTGTTATATATAAAGGTTGTGAAATAGAACATTGGAGACCTATTTTTAATCAGCCAAAAGAATATTGGCATCATCAACTATTTATTCACTATGTTAATTTAAATGGACCTTATAAAAATATTGAAGAAGAAAATTAATTTTAAGATTCGTAATCTCTCCAAGTCTCACCATCTGAAGCAGTTCCATTGGTAACAGCATTATTGTAAGCTGTTACTGCAGCTTCTATTTGACCTTTTCTTGTTTCCCCCCATGTTAAAAGAGCCGCGACAGTTGTTGATCCTACAGCATCACTTGTAGCACTTAAATTTGTGTTTCCTGTCATCATACCTGTAGATGCGTCTTTACTTTGAATTTCATTTTGCCCTGGAAGATTATTCCATAATACACAATGAACAGTATCAGGAATAGCAGGCATAGAACTTCCTCTATCAGCCCAATCAATATGAAAAGTATCATCTATTTTTATAGAGTCGCCGTTTAATATTACAATTTGTGTTGCCATTAATATCTCCTAATGCTTTATAATATAATTAACCACCACATAAGGTGAAAACGAATTTGTTCCTGAAGCTGTAACAGTTCCACCTAAAGATGTTGTAACAGTCCCTGTTAAGGTACCAGTCAAAGTATGAGAATGGTTATGACCTGTCCCTGATCCAGAGCTATCGGTGTTACCAGATGAAGGATTTTGACCCGCGTTAAAAGGTTGGTTAACTGGTCCCATTCTTTGAAGGTTGTTTGATTTGTTCAAAGTGTGGGAGTGTGACGCTAATTGCGCTGTTGTTAAAGAAGTATTAGAAATACTACCTGTAATAGTTACCGATTGATTGTTTGTATTTGTAGCCGATTGGTTATTAGTCACCGCAACAGTTACCGTATTTGCACCGCCAGTACCAGCTAAGTTATATGTATTACCATCATAACCTTGTGGCATTTTACCTTGTAATTGAGGAACATTAAACGTTGTAGAACCGTCACCAGATCCATACGTTGTAGAAATTACACCAAATAAATCAGCGTAGGTTGATCTTGATACAGCCGACCCATCGCATAATAAATAACCGTCTGGAGCTGTAGTTTTAGTCCAAGGCTTGATTGCGCCTACTTCACTTCTGTTTACTATATCTTGTAAGTTAGCCATAATTAGTCGTTA